AGTACGGGTCGGTGATCGCCGCGTCGCCCTTGGCGATGGTCTGGTTGATGATCGTGAAGGCGGGGTCGAATGACTTCGTGGTCGCTGGCGGTTGGATCGCGGTGCGGACCCCGGCGGCGATGCGTTGGAAGATGTTCATTGAATCATCGGCCTCTTGGTGCCCCCGGCCCCGAGCGCGATCAGGACCGCGTCGGAGAAGTCCGGCGACCGCTTGATGCGTGCCTTGATCTCGTCTTTCGATTCGACGGCGATTCTGCCGCGACCGTCGAACCAGTACGACGGCGCACAGAGGTCGGCCCAAATCTCCTTCCATTGTGCCGGGATGCGGAGCTCGCGACGGCGAAGGAGCGACCGCGCCACCCAGTGCAACTCGGAGCGGCGGTTGGTGAACTGCGCCTCGCGGCCGACAACGGGCCCCCAGTCGCCATCCGCGGCTGACCCGAAGTCGACTGGCGTGCACCGAATCCCGTCCTCGGCGAGGCGGTCGACGACCCCGGCACCCATGCCGCACACGTCGACGCCGACGCGCCTGGACGCCACGCCGTGCCGGCGCATGGCATCGCGGAGGCGGCCTGTCGTCTCCATCAGGTCGGTCTTCGTCCATGACTGGCACTCGATGACCGTGCGGCTGCGGTCGAGCACCACGAGCACCGAGCGGTCGTCGCCGAACCGGGCGACGTCGAGGCCGATGCGGGGCTCGTCGACGACCTGTGTGGGAGCGTCGCTGTCCATCAGTTCGGTCATGGTGACGAGCGAGTTGGTCGACGAGGCCGGGAACCGACCAAGCACGCGCGACGACCAGAACGGCGAGTCTTCGCCGTGCCGCTGCCGCATCTCCTCGATCCACTCGTGGGTGACCGCGCCCTCGATGACCTGCCGACGCTCGCGCACGTTCGGGTGGTCGAGGCACGACACGGAGATCACGTTGAACAGGTCGGGGCGCTGGGCGGCCTCGTAGCAGTAGCCCGAGGTCGTGACCGGGTTAAAGCACAGCACCATCCGCGAGCCCTTCGACGAGAGCAGGGTCTCGAGCGAATCCCACATGGACTGGTGAACGCCCTCGGCCTCGTCAACGACGACGAGGTTGGCGCGGCCGTGAACGCCTTGAATGGCGGTCGGATCGTCGACCGACAGCGCCTCAGCCAGGCGGTCTCGGAACCGCCACTTGGTTTCCTTGAGTTCGCCGCCGATCAGGTATGGCGCGCGGTCGATCAGTTTCCTGACCTCGGCCCACAGGATCGAGTGCACCTGCTTGTTCGTGGTCGCGGTACAGACGACGCGCGCGCCCGGCCGCATGGCCATCCACTCGATGATCAGGCTGGCGAGCGTGCGCGTCTTGCCGACGGCGTGCCCGGCCATGACGAGCGTTCGACGGTGGTCGCGGATCGACCGCATGATCCGCAACTGGGCTTCCCACGGCTTCCACCCGAGAACCTTCTCGGCGAACCGTCCGTCACTCGACAGTGTCGATGTCGGAGATGGAGCCGGAGAGTCGGTTGGATTCATCGCCCTTGCCCTCGATCAGTTCCATGATGGACAACTTGCCCGAGTGCTCGACGGCGGTCTTCACGCGCCAACCTTCGGCCTTGGTCTGCAGGATCTTCAGGGCGCGGTCAGGGTTGACGATCATCTGAACCTCGCCGCCCTCGGTGACCGTCGGCTTGACGACGTCTTTGCAGAGCACGGCTTCCTCGAGCATGTCGAAGAACTCCTCCTCCGCGGCGGCCATTTCAGCCTCAATCTCCGCATTCCTTGCCCACCTGCGCACGGTCTCGGTGTCGATGGCGCACCGCTTCGCGGCCTGTCCTCGGGTCGCACCCTGCCGCAGAGCCTTGAGGAAACGCTCCTTGACCTTGTCCCACTTGTACGGGTTTTCGGGCACGTAGTCGTTCTTGGCGATCATGGCTCTATTCTACGTCGAGCAGAGCCTTGACGAACGCCTGCAGGCTTTGGACGCAGAGCACCTTGCAGCCGTGGCTCTTCGCCTTCTTCGACCACTCGACCTGTTCGACGGATCGCACGCCCTTCGGACCCTTGACCTCGACGGCCAGCATGCGCCCGTCGGGCAGGTACCCAATAAGGTCGGGGGTCCCTTTCGGGGCCCCCGCCACGATGTACCCGGTGAAGGACTGGAACGTCCCGCTGTTGACTCGGAAGAGGCACGGCACGAGGTGCGGATTGGACTTTGCCCACTGCACGATCTGCCGTTGGATATCGCTCTCCTTCATCACTCCATTCTAGCGCCGAGCTTGATAGCCATTTCCTTCTTGTAGGCCGACTGAACGGACAGCATGCCGCGCGTAAGCATCGCGGGGTCTTTGACCCACGTCGAGTCGCCGAGGTACTGGATGTAGAGCAGCTCGTTGATGCCGTACATGCGGACGCCGGCGAGCCGGAAGCGAATCATCAGATCGTAGTCGTCGCACCACGGCAGGTCGGAGTACCCGCCAACCTTGAAGTAGTCGGCACGCCGCCACGCTCGGACGTGGTTCGGGCACAGACCCATGTGCATGATCACGGGATCGACCTTGCCGTCGACGATGCACTTGCTCTCGACGTCGTGGAGGTCACCGACTCGGAATGTCCGGCCGTCTTTCTCGACGGTTTCGTAGTTCCATAGGTAACCACCGTACTCGTTGCACGTGCCGTCGATCTTGATCTCGGCGAACTTCGAATAGACGAATCCGACCCACGGCATGAAGTCGAACGTCTGCACGATGCGCTCGAGGGCGTCGGGCAGAAGTTCGTCATCGTGGTCGAGCTCGACGACGATCGGGGCACGGGCCGCGGCGACGGCCATGCCCTTGAGGTAGCCGATGCGGTTGACCTCGGGCATGCCGACCTGAGTGTCGACGCCCTTAAGCGGCCCCGGTTCCTCGCCGTCGTGGACGACGACAATCTCGAAGTCCTTAAAAATCTGCCGCTTGATCGACCGTTGGAACGGACCCTCGTAGAACTTGTCCTGGCGGTGCGTGGTTACGATGATCGACACGCGCGGCGCGAAGAAGTGAGGGTCGCGCAGTTGGGCGAGCCCCACGAGTTCGGTCGTCTTGGCGATGTCGTTCCACGTCGGCAGGCTTTCCATGACCCGGAACTTCTTCTGTTCGAAGGGTCGGAACTTCTCACGCGCCGGCGCACCCTCGCCGTAGACCATGACGCACGTGGCATTCCGAGGAAAGCCATGCATCTCGAGGGTGCTGAGCGGTTGGATGTGCATGTGCATGGCCCCGGCCTTTCGGCTGTCGGGGCCCAGCGTGCGGTGCGCTTCGGGGTCGTCGGTGTAGAGGTAGCCCCGATACATCACTTCACCTCGATGCAGTTCGAGCAGATGGCCGGAGCCTTCTGCGAGAGGATCTGCACGAAGTACTTGGTGCACTTCGGGCAGTGCCACACGAGGATCTGGTCCTTCTTCCCGGCGATGGACGCCGGGATGATTTCCGCGAGGGTGTAGACGTTTTTCTCAGGCATCTTTAAGTCCTGCCGTTTTCCAAAGCCGGGCCACTTCTCCGAGGGTGAGGCGGAACTTCCGCTTCAGCTGGATCGGTCGGAGATGTTTGAGGTCGGCGATTTCGTAAAGGTTCTGCTGTTCGAACTCGTGGTGAAGTCGCTTCGGAAGGTCGGCCTTGATGATGAGTCGGCACAGACTCTTCGACACTTCGATTCGTCCGCACTTGATGTTCCACCACTCGGCGAGTTCTTCGAGGTCCTCGCCGGGGGTGTACTGGAAGACGAACGTCTCACATTGTTCGTTGCCGCAGAAGTACGCGACCATGTCGTCGATGCGGACGAGGTCGGGCTTTTTGCGGCAGCAGTACGAGCGGTACATCAGCCGTCCTCCTCGACGCCGTCGCGGACGCGCTTGAGGTCCATGCCGTCGTTCCTGTCGATCTCGAACGCCGACAGCATGCGCTGCTTCATGAAGTCGTTGAAGAACTTCGTGAAGGACCGATCGTCGAGCGACTTGAGGCGGCCCGTGGTCAGGTTGAACACCGACCAGGACTGCGGCCGCTTCGTCACCTGCAGCACCTGCTCGCAGTAGGTCATGTAGATCGACGGCTCGTGGTAGTACGACTGCTGCTGAGCTTCGAGATGGTCTTTGATGACGTCGGCCGGGTTGCGGGGTTCCTTGCTCATGACTTCTCCATCCCCTTCAGACGAAGGGCTTCCTTGAGGTTGACGATCTTCTTCTCGATTCCTTCGATCACGCTGACGAGCCGTCGGATGTGGACGGGCTCGCCGACCTTGCGGTAGTACTTCAGGCGCGTGGCCTGAGACTCGAACGATGCCTCGGAGTGACGGAGGCAGTCCTCGATCTGCTCGACCGTCGCCTTCGCGGCGATGACCGACGGCTTGTTGAGCGGATGCCAGCTCACGTGCTCGGCTCCCTCAGCCGGCGAATCTCGGCGGCCATGGCCTCGAGCGTCTCGGCAATGCGGTCGGGCCACTCGGCGGTCTCGCGGACGTAGTACCGCTTCTTCTGCGAGAGCGAGCCCTCGAAGATGAAGCAGATGGAGATGTCGTCGTCGATCTTCTCGATGACGGCGCGCATCTGCGGGTCGTGCTCTGCCGACTTGAAGTCGGCGGCCTGCCCGGGGATCGGCCAGTTCGGATCGTTCCTATCCATTCGCGTTCTCCTGACGATTCCCCAAAGGGGGCCGGAGAGCACCGGACGATGGCGGTTGGGGTGATGAAATCGTCCGGTCTGCGGCGGAACCATTCCCCGCGGCTCTCCGACCTTTGAGTCGGTTGATGAGTTGCGGAACGACGGCCGGGTCGGCGAGCGGTTCCGTAACGGTGTTCGGTTTGACGTCGACGGGCTTAACGAGGGGTCGCTGAGCCCGTCCGATGACCTGCTCGAGGCGGTCGAGGAACGCTTTTCCGTCATATCCCCGGGAAGCCACCCAGCGGTCTTCTAAGGCGAAGAAGAAGCCGATGGCACGGTGAGCCATCACGACGTCTTCCGACGCCTCTAACAGCCTCCTGAGGGCTTTGGCGACCGTCCGGGAGTTCCTCGGGCTCGGGTCGAGTCGATGCAGGCCGCGCTGACGGTCCCATTCGGACCTGAGCGAAGCGAAGGTGTCGAGTCCCCCCTTGGGGGGCTTTGGGGGGTATGTCTGTTCTTCTCTTCTCTTCTCTAGGATCCGACACTCGAACTCAGATTCGATGTTTTTCGGCTGCAACTCGCGATTTCGGTCTGAGTAAACTTGCAGCATCTTGTCGTCTGCTCGCAAGATCGTGTCGTCTGCTCGCAACATCTCGTCGTCTGCTCGCAGGACTCGGAGGCACTCGGCGTGGAACTTGTCGACGTTTCGTAGGTGAGGCCATGCCGTCACCTGTGCAAAGACGGGGGCGGAGAGGGCCCGAATGGGCGCTTCCGGGTGCGCATATTGATGAAACTTAACGCGCATGAATATGCCCTCCGCGACGTAGTACGCCGCGTAGCGAGGTGCCCATCGGTTCGCGACGAGCATGTCGGCAAGCCGACCGATCTCGACCGAGTGTGCACCCGGTCGCCATTTGACGAAGGCCATCCCCAACCCCCTGATCTTTCACCACGACACGTACGACTGCATCGCTCTCCTGCGAAGGTCGGCAGCCTGCCCGCCCGAGCGCATGCTGTCAACCTTCTGGTGGAACGCCTCGAGCCGGTCGCGGAGCGGCATCTTTGTGTCGATCACGGGAACACCATCCTCGACGTGCTGAGCCCACCAAATAATCGACCAGCCGACGAGGCAGTCGATCAGCGGCTCGTCGCGGTAGAGGCGAGCGTGGACCAACTCACCAGGAGGGTCGTCGTCCTCCGCGTGGCCCTTCTCGACGAGGTAGGCCGCGAGGTCCCACTTCGATGCGCCCGTGATCTCCATCGAGATCTGACACTGCAGGACGTAGTGGTACGGCAGCATGCCCGTGCGCCAATCGTTCTGCGACTCGCCAAAGACGCACTTGAACTCGACGCCGTGCACGCCCGTCTTGATCCACCCGTCCGGCGTGCACGACAGCATGTGCACGGTCGGGTGGCGAATCGTCGTGTCCTGAGGCATCACCACCGAGTGGGTCTGCCGCTCGTACTCGGCCTTGACGGTCGGCTCGAGCTGGTTGCCGCGGCGCGTGAAGAACGTCGAACGGTCGATCGTCTGCCCGCACCGCTTTGAGATCCACAGGTCGGACGGCCGCGACCACGGCGAGATGTCCATCACCGTCGCGATCTCAGAGGCACCGATCGCCGACTTCCTGTCAAATCGTTGGTCGAAGGTCATCGCAGCACCGCCAAAGCCTGCTTCAAGGCGAGCTCAAGAACGACCATTTCCCGCACGGCTTCGTCGATCTTGGAGGCGTTGCCCAACTTGTAGGTGGCCCGTTCCAACTGAGGCAGCACGATCTGTTGATAGGCCGACAACAGATCATGCGGGGCGTGGGCCACGCCGTCCGGCATCCGAGCGGGTAACTCCATCGCCGCCCTGGTCCAGTCCTTCGGCTTCTTCTTCTTCAAGGCAACCTCCAAACAGAGCAGACGTTGCCCGCCGCGGTCGTCGACTCGCCGTGCTCGACCACCTTCCCGGCTCGGACGAGTTCGGCGCGACGGCTGCGAATCCCCGACGGACTCGCCGCGATGTTCATGGACGCGAACCGATTGACGATCTGTTCGTCAGTCATCGGCCCCATCGCCAAGATCTTCAGGATCATCGAGCACGTCCTCGATTCCGTCTTCCGAAATGGCGGCAACGGACTCGATGACACGCCCGTGCTGCTCGAGGTGAGCATACGGTTTGCAGTTCCCCAGTCTCTCATTTGGCACCCCTTTCCCTACTGCTTCCATGCGGAGTTCGATATCGGTGAAACGGCCGCGCATGAACTCCAACGTGCGGGCCGCGTGAGCGAGCATCCTTTTCTTGATTCCGTCAGGGCGACCATCTGCGCTCGCGATGTACGCATCGAGGCGTCGCGCGAGAAGCAGACAGTCACCCATCAGGTCGCATTCGTAGGCTGCCCGCGGCGAGTTCGGGTTCTTGAAATCCCACTGCTGCCGCGGGTCAGCCATTAGAACGGCACGTCGTCGAAGGGGACGTCGTTGGCCTCGGCCTTCGGAGGCACCAGCGGCTTCGCCGGCTGAGGTGCCATCGGGTCGTAGGCCGACAACTCAAAGTTGACGTAGCGGCCGTCCTGCTTCCCTTCCGCGACGAGCGTGCGGCCCTTGAGCCACTGCTCGGCGAGGTTGGAATCCATGAAGTGATGCGGCTCGATGTTCTGCTCCTTGAGTTCCTTGACCTCATGGGGCATGAGCGCAGCCTTGACGAGCGCGCTCAACTTCCACGTCATCTTGCCGATGATCGGGCACCACCAGTCGAGCTCGCCGTTGGCGGCCTCGAGCGTCACGACGAACTGAGGGTTGCCCTGCTTGTCGAGCATCTGCGAGCCGTCCTTCTTCTTCGTGGTCACGCGCGAGATCGTCACGACGTGACGGCCAGCGCCCAACTTGTTCCCGGCCTTCGGGCCGTCGTCATCAAGCCATCCCATCGGTCTTCTCCATCTTCTTCATGCGGTCGATGGCCGAGGCCAACTTCGCCGCGTTGTGCTGGTGCTCGTCGAGGAACTTCACGATCTTCTTCTGCGTCTCGACGTCCGGGATCGCGACCGCCATGGCCGTCGCCTCACCGAACAGTTCCTTCGCCGACTTCGCCCCGGCCTTGGAACGCGCCGCGGCGTAGGCGTCGTAGGAGTTGTCGATCACGGCAGGCGTCCCGCGATAGCGGCACTTAGCCTCCCACGCACCAGGCGCGAGACGCAGGATCCGACGACCGTTCACGAGGATCTTCTCATCGTTCGTGATCGTGTGGTCGATGTCCGCGAAGGCGATGGTGTCGGCCCACGCCGTGATGAACCCGACCGACTTGGCGTGCACGGCGAGTTCCCACTTGGTGTAGTCGGACCCGCCCGGGTTGGTCATCGAGCGGACGGTCGCATGGGCGATCAGGATGATCTCGACGCCGCGGCCGATGCGGAGGGTGTCGAGGGCACCGAGCAACTCGACCCAACGGTCGATCGCGCGGGCGTAGCCCTTGCCGTACCCGATGTCCTCAATCGTTTTGACGTCGGCCTCGCTGCAAACGTCGGCGAAGATGAACTTCTCGAGCGCGTCGAGCGTGTCGATGACGAGGGTCGAGTAGCCTTCCGGCCACCCACGGATGACCTCAAGGACGGCCTTCCAGTTGCACGGGTGGACACGGTCGACCTCGAGCGCACCCGATCCGCGCTCGACGTCGATGAACAAGGGGTTCGTGGCCCCGGCTGCGAACGTCGATTTGCCGACGCCCGGGCGACCGTACACGAGGATACGGTCGGGGGCGAGGGATCGACCTTTGACGATCTCAATCACGGTAGTTCTCCTTGACGGCTTCGATCTGCAACTTCTGCAGATCTTCGGTTTCCATTTCCAAAACCATGCACACGGTTCCGCGGTGCTTCTTCGAGATCGCGAGACCGCGACACCAGTTCGACACGGTCGGTGCCGGAACTGAGATCACGCTTGCGAACTGCTGAAGCGACCCGAACTTCTGTTTGATGATCTCCTGCAACTTCACGACTGGTCACCTTTCGGGGAACCTTCGGTGATGCGGAACTCCTCAAGGAACGAGGAGTCGAAGAGCCGCACGTCGCGGCGACGGACGATTCCGATCTGCTGCCTGACGGCATGGATGGTCCGGCCCGTCAGGATCGCGAGGTCCTCGTCGGTCACTCCGGCCTTGTGGGCGCGGTAGACCGCGGTCCGCATTTCGAACGACCATTGACGGCAGGCGCGATCGGTTTGAGGCGTCTTGACGACGGTGCGCTTTTTGCGGGTGTTCACTTCGCACCCCCCTTCAGCCACGACTTGGCGAGGTGGGCGCAGCCCTGCGGACCCGCGAGAAGCATGACGAGGCAGATACCGAACGGCACCGCCATGGCCGTCTCGGATAAACCGACGGCCGCCGAGAGCGGTAACAGCGACAACAGAACGAGGTAAAAAACGACGGAAAACATGGTTTGCTCCATACTTGCAGCAACTTGCTGCGAAGTGCGAGCATCTTGCCGAACTTAAAAAAGAATAGCAAGCCCGTCGAAAAACTTTTTTTCGCGAACGCTCTAAACCCTTATCCGGATGCGGTTTGCGGATCTATTTTTTTTCGGCAGCGGCGCGCAGCAGACCTTTTAAGTCGGCCTCGTGCACCAAGAAGTAACCGCCAGCGGGGCTCACGACGCCGATCTTGTCGGTTCCGTCGAGCAGAACCCTGACCTCATCCTGCGCAACCCGAGGCCAGCCGGCCGTTTCCGGCTCGACCGGATGCAGGGTCGCAACCACCACATGCGTGGTGCCGCAGCCACATAGAAGAAGAACCACCAGGCCAAGTAGACCAGAACGTCGCGCCTTCTCTTTGAGCTCATCGACGGGTGTGGGCACGAGGGTCGTGTTGCCGTGCGAGACGCTCCCGGTCGTCTTCTGTTTGTCGAGCGCCATGCCGAGCACGTCGGCAATCAACTTCGTCAGGAAGGCCAAGATCGCGCTCATGAGATGTCGCTCTCGATGATGTGTTCCTTGCGGAACGGCAGCCCTTCTCGGTACTTCACGACGAAGATGTTCCAGTGGTACCACGCAGTCCACGGGAAGATGAAGCCCAAACCGCAGGCGAGCACGACTTCACCGAACGTTGGTTTGCCCATGTCGATCACGCAGTAAGCGTGCCCGACCATGACGGCGAGCATGGAGATTCGCAGAGTCGTCGACTGCCACTTGGGCCATTTGTACACGCGCGAGTTCTCGCGCCCGAACATCGCGACGTTGAGCGCGGCGATGCCGACCATACCGCACAGGTTGGCGATCCAGTAGATCCAAGTCATGGCGCTGGAGTCTTCCTTCGCAGAGCGTCTTCGACGCGCTGGCCGAAGATCTCGACGGTCTTCAGACCGAGCGTGCCGAGAATGAACGCAAGCCCGGTTTGCCACTTCGGGTTGTCGAGTTTCGCCATGTCCATGATGATCGGTGTCAGGTAGTTCGCGCACCCGACACCCGCGACGATCGACGTGAAAGTGACCGCTAGGTTCTCGAGCGCCTTCTTTCCGATCGTGATCACCGCTCCGGCCGTTCCTGCAATGCAGAGGGTCAGGTCGATGCCGAGAGCCTTGAGCGTGTCCACGTCAGGCCACCGGAGCCGGCTTGTCTGCCGTGACCTTTTCCATGGCGATCTGCAGAAGTCCTCGGAGCCGCTCTTCGCCCCACGAGAGGACAAGCTTCTTGGCTTCGGGACCAACGCGCTCGAGGAGTCGGGCCTTGGCGAGATCGAGCGCGAGGCGCTTCTCCTCGTCGGTAACCACTCCGTCCTCCGATGCCTTGCGGATGGCGTCGACGTAGACGCGGCGAACCTCTTGGGTGGCAAGCAGGATCTGCTCCATCGCCTCGTTCTGCGCGTCGTTCAGTTTCGCCTTCTTGGCGATCCACCGCATCGCGATGGCAAGAAGCGCGAGCACGACTCCGAGAAGGAGGTCCGTCAGGTCGGCGTTTTCGAGGATCTTGTCCATCTGTTGAATGTCAGTCGGGGGAATGGAGATAGAGAAAAGTCAGGAGAACAAACCACGGATAGGAATCGAGTGACCCGACTGATTATGTGGTGATCTTGTACCGAAGCACGACGATGGCATCGGATCCGGTCGCGGTCGGCGAGCCGGTTGCCGTGAGCGTCACGTTGATGACATCGAGTGCGGTCGGCGAGAGGTTCTGATTGAGCAGCAGGCTGGTCGCGGTGTTGGCCGTGATCGCGCTGCCGCCCGTTGAGTTAGTCGTGAAGGCCGTCGACGCCATGTTGAAGCCCTGCGTCTGATTGGCCACTTGAATCGACCAGTAGTTCGTCGCGCTGGTCGAGATGGTCGAAGCGTTCACGATGTACGCCTGGACGATCGACATGCCCGCAGGAGCCACAGTGAGCAGCTTGGTCGCAGTCGCCGAGACGGCTCCGATGGTCACGCTGACCACGTGCTCTCGCGCGTCGACCTGAGACTTGTTCACGGCGTGCGTCGATGCCGTGCCCGCCGCCAAGCCCGTGATCTGCTGCGTGCCCATCGCGATCGCGCCGGACATCGTGCCGCCGGTGAGAGGCAGCGAGCCGCCTCCCGAGGTCTCGGTGTTGGCGAGCAGCGTGACCCACGCGGAGTTCGCAGCGTTGCGGATCTTGAGCACATTGCCCGACGAGATGTCGAGCCACAGCATTCCGGCAACCGGCGAGGCCGGGGCAGTTGCCGACCTGCAGAGGTTCTGAAGGTTGGCGAAGTTCGTGTTGATGGTCGACCGACTAGCCGCGAGGGTGTCGCTCGAGTTGATTGTCGTGATGTCGGCCATGTTGAAATCTTACTCCGACGGCGGGGTCGGATCGATGAAGCGCGGAGTCGCCGCGGAGTCGTACGTCCACCCCGGTGCGCATCGCTCGTCGGCCTCCAGTTGGATCGTCAGCATGTCAGGCCACAGCGATTCGCCGCCGCCCCA